TTATCCCATCGGATTGAAGCTGCTCGCTGCGCCGCAGTACCGCGTTCTCATCCGCTCACTATGGTCTTTACGATCGTTGTCGAAACGAGCGCGCCATGTTTTGCATTGCTCATGGAAGTGTTGTTTGGCAGCTTTACGACATTCGCGGAAATCGATTGAGCCTCGGCGGTGGTTGGCACAAACGGTAGTGCCGTCTATGTAGTTGTTAATTGCAATCCACTCCGCAAGATAGTTTGTGCCGCCATTCCAGCTTTTGATCCATCTTGAGGTTCGTTCTCGTCTGACTGCGCGCGACTTTCGTTCGCTCGAAACGGGGGACGCTGCGACCTGTTGTGCTGTGGGTGTATAGGTATTGGCGGGCCGCTTGGGCGTGTAATTGTCGTCGCTGAAGGATGTTTGTATTCGTTCTGTCGCTCGAGCTGAAGCTGCGTCGAACCAATCAATTTCAGCCTGGGTCAATGGGCGTTGCCCTTTTGCTTCGATCAATGCCTGAGGCTTTGGCTCCTCATAGCTCGATACGGAAGGCTGGCTAACCGGCTGCATGGGCTGCTCAGGCTTTTGGTTAAACCAAGGCTTGCCGCCGATATGGATGCCTTGCTTGATTTGGTTTACGTCCAGCACAACCGGCTTGCCGAACGTAAATGCCAGTGCTGACAGTACCGCAGAACCGATACCTAAGATCGCCAGGAACCGCCAGGGGCTAGGCTTCTTCCTGTTGCGTAGGTATTCGGGTGCATCATCCCTGTCTGGTCTCATCACGCCTCCTTGCTCTGTGATCGAGGTTGTTAAATAAATTTTTCCCTTTATCTAACCGGGCTGCGATGGTGAGCGTGGCTCGACCTGCACCGGCCTTTCAAAAGTAGGTTCAATCCGCTCCACATTCGCGCTTGGCTGAAAGGGGGGCTCAGCAGGTGGGGGCGGAACAGCTCTCTGAGGCTGCGGCTCGGGTGCCCGTTTGCACTCAGGAAAGGTGAGGGCGATCTGCTCTGCGGACGGCATGATCTCGCAACGCCAACGCACAACGCGAATGCCCGCTGCGGTCAGAACCTTGTCTTTCTTGGCATCGGCTTTATGTCGATCCTCGTCCGAGTAGTGCGATTTATCGTCCAGCTCGACGGCCGCAATGGTGTTCAAGAACTCGTCCGCGATCACGAAGTCAACGCTCATCTGGCTGATGCGGGAAAACCACATCTTGAAGCTGTGGCCTTTCTTGATCGCCACCAGCTGCGATAGCTGCACCTGGGTGAAGATGTAGTGATCCGGCAATGCTTGCCGCAGGCGCTCGAACAGCACTGTCTCGGTTGCGGTTATCAGCTTCCGCTTCTGAAACGGCCATTCGCCGTCTGGGTCGTAGCGAAAGCCGTCCGCGGCGATCTTGCAACTCGGTTGGGGCGACTGTGCCGGTTGTTGTGGTCGCTGAGGTTGAGCGTGGGTGGTTGCTGTCCCAGTAAAGGTTGGCTCTTGCTTCCTTGCCGGCTCCTTCCATGGCGCGCGCGCCGGCCGCTTGTAGCGATTTGATTTTGGCTTCTTCTTGACTTGGACAATGAAGAAGACAATAGCGAAAACGATAATCCAGCCGAAAACGTCCACTGTTTTTTCCTTGCTGATCTTTAATGCATATTTTGGTGTTTAATCACCTAGCAAACTTGATCTATGCTGTGGTGTAGTTGTCGTCCAGCTCCCCTTTTCCTTGAATAAAGTCGCGTAGCACAGAGTATCTAACCCAGTAGCTGACTTCATCGTTAGTGCTTCTGCTTACGGAGTTGAACATAACTACTGCAGGGTGCGTGCTATTTGCTTTCCTAAATAGCTCAAATTTTCTTGAGTACTTTTCTATCTCGGACTCTTTAGGTAGATTTCTTACGAGCCAGTAGTAGACTGGAATCATGCCGGAGGAACGAAGTAGCGGGCTTCCTGACTTAAATTCTTCCGCCATGCGATCGAGATTCTTCGTCACGGCTTCAGCTGTGGCGGTGAACTCTAGCTCAGTTAAAAGTGTTTCCGTAGCAAATCGGTCAAGATTTATTTTTTTGGTTTCTACAAATTCGCCACGGTGTTCAATTAACAATATTTTTGCGACAACGTTTTCATGTTGTTTTCGTTGGTTAGAAAACCCGACCTGTTGCGTGAAGAATTTGTGATTGGAAAGCGATCTGATATGGCTAGGTATTTCGCCGACCATTGCGCTTCTTACTTCGGCCCCGGTCAGAGGTTTGCTTTTGTTTAGGCGAACAAATAGATCATTAATCCTCTCTGCCTGATTGGTTACAACTGACATTACTGCCAGGTTGAAGCTCTCGATCCTTTTGAAGATTCGATAATGGTGCTTTTCTAGATCTCGCGCTGTCATTCCACCTAGTTTGACACTCGGATCAGCTAAATAGCGCATGTCTTGGTTAAGAGGGAATCGTCCATCAAGAAAATCAAATATTGCCTCGAATCGTTGGCGGCCGTCTATAACTGCATAGGGGCGCCCAGATGTATTGAGCTCTCCGCTTGTGTAGCTAAAATCGGCTATGTAAAATTTCGGCATGTCATAGCCATTGATTATAGAGTCAATAAGGAAAGCTTTATCCTTTTGAGCCCAGACACCTGATTTACGTTGGTAAGAGGGTGACAGGTCTATCTGATCGCGTTCCGAATACCACCAGCCTATGCTTGTAGTAGCAAATGGTCTAACTACGAAGATATCGCCCATGCTTAAAATCCATATGATGTCTTAATTTCAGCGCCCAATCCCGAGAGGTCAGGATAGACAACTGAATGGGTGTAGCCTATAGAAAGTAACTTTGCATATATTGCCGGTTTTTCTGCTGCTGGAATCTTGAAACAAGTTAGGCATTCTTCTGCGTAAGTCTTTTCTTCCATGGGCTCAGCTGATCTGCAAAACATGACAAATGTTCCACGCTGTGCCGTTATTCTTGGGTTTGTATGGTTTCCAAAAATTGCAATTGGGTCATTATTAGAAAAGTCATCTCCCGGATTTTTTAGAAAAGCCGTGGCCTGCTGCATGGTCGGATCAGGAATTCTATCTAGCCTTGGGTTGTTAAGGGCAGCCTTGTTCCAAGTTATAGGTTCAAGCATCCAAACGCAGGCATCTTGATCGTCTTTGCTACTTGAAAGTGCGAAATACAAAGCTATAAATGGATTTTCGGTCCAGTCTAAAAGCCTTGTAGGAACTCCGTAGTGCTGCTGCAGAAAGAGCCAATCAAAATCTGTGCTGGGTGTGCTAGATAAAAATGGAGCGCTCGTTTGCAGGAATCTGGCTTTGAGCTGCTGCTCAAGTAAAAGAGGGTCATAATTTCCAGCTTGGACGTCCTTATGGCGGAGTAGTGTGGGCTCCAGCTTGTATCTGGGATAGCTGCCACACCCTCTGAACCATCGAGGACCGGGACGCTCATCAATGGATACTTCGATGGCCTCCATCAAGTGATGTAAACGTCCTACTTCCTTAGGATCTATCATTGGCCCTAGCCTTCCACATTTCCATTTAAATTTTTATGTTTGAGTCTCTAGCCATCGTCGATGCCCTTTCTTCGGGAATACCAGCGCCTAGCCACTTTCGTTGTTATCGCTATCCCGCGTTCTGATTGGGCAAGTTTGAATGGGCTGCGTCGTAATCCGGGCTTGTTTGCCCACATTCTGGATGGACATTTCCACTTACTATCCATAGCGCAAAGTTAGGATATAACTTCACGATAGCCTCTATCTCTTCGGCTTTGATTTCTCGCGACTTCGCCGGATTTTTTAAGTTGCTCCAAGTGTATCGGCTGATCCCGGTCAGCTCTTCAAGCTGGGGCAGCTTCAACCCGCTGTGCTTAAGAACGGTTATAACTCTTTCTTTAATCATTCCAGATTGATCTAAATAAGCTCTATCCAATTTGACTCTATCTGAATATGATTCGTTCTGACTCTAGTCAAAACGGATAGGGTCAATCCGTATGCAATGCAACGAATAGTGACGGAATGAGCATGGAACTGGAAGAGCTAGAACCTTCAAAGCTGATCGGTCCACAGCAGGACGTGGAAACTGTCGAATCCTGGGCGGAACGTAACGGCCTGACCTGCTCCATGGCCCGCGCCTGGGTCTACCGGGGCGTACTCCCCACCGTAAAGCTCGGCAAGCGCCGCATGATTAACAGTGCGCTGCTGCGTAGCTGGCTGCTGGAACAGGAGTGGACCGCATGATTCACGCCGTCTACGGAAAGCCAGGGGAGGGGATGACCTATGCAGAAGCCGAACTATCAACGCATGCCCCACGCCCCGGACTGCGCCTGCTCTGTCTGCTGGTCCAGACGCGAAATGGCGAAACCCGCTCCCTCCCGGTCCACACAATGCGCCCAATGCCGCCCCGCGTATGCGCGGCCGATTCGCACGCTGCAAATGGCCTGCGTCGGTGGAACCTGGAAGCCTCTGCTCTCGGACTGGAAGGTGGAGCCGGCCTTTATCTGCGAGAAGCACACGCCACCCGCCCGACCGCCGAAGTACTGGAGCGTTGTGCTCGACACTGGCCGGCCAACGCCCTACGTCCCGATTCACGAACCGTTCGAGCTGGTGGGGTAGGGCGTAAGCGGATGCAGGTTCGTATCGCGTCGCCTAATTGGCATGAGATCGGTCGGGAGCTGACTGTTGGCGGGGAGCTGTACGGGCACGTCACCTATCGCCGCGATGTTCCGCTGTTCATTCCGTTGGACGGTAGCGAGCCAACGAAACACCAGTCTCTCGTCGAGCTGCGTCGCTATGTCGCTGAGCGTTATCAGGCTGAGCGCGTGGCCGAACAGGTCCAGGGCCGCGCTCCCGGCTCGTCGGATCACGCTTCACCGATCCGGCGAACGGAAGCACGGGCGAAGCGAACCCTTGACCCGGCACGAACCGAAACAGCCTCCGCTCGGGAGGGCGGGGTAGCTCCACCGCCCCGCGCTCCTGAGCCCTCGGCGGCGAGAGTGGGATGACAAGGGCGAAGCCCTTGGTGTTAAACAGCGTTGCGGATGATTAATGAAATTAATGTTTGATCAAGTGGAAAGTGTCAATTCAGCACTATTCGTTTCATTAAGAAATGAAGTATTGATTGTTTTAATACTTGATAAATAGTTGTTCCAAGAGCGTTTAAATACAGCTATAGATAACCCGCAAGCCAAGTAACAAGCCGGTCGCAGTGAAAAGACTTTTTCACTCGCTCGGGATCGCTCGGCCTGCAGAAAGCAAAGCAGCGCAATAAAGCGCAACTAGAGAGAGGAAACACAAATGGCACGTTCGACTATGGAAGTTGCATTTCTCGGCACTCAACGCTTCGACGGTGAAGCCGGCCAGAAATACATCAAGGTCTTCTACGGCGATGAGCCGGACGGCAAGACCGAGCACGGCCTTTCCATCATCGGCATGGCAGCAGCGGACGAAGTAGCGGATGAAATCTTCGCAGCCGGTTCCCAGTTCGAGCCGCTGCAACTGGTGCGCATCCATTTCGAAATTGCCCGTGGCGGCCAGAACAAGGGCAAGAACCTAGCGCTGCAACTCGAAGCCGTGAAGTCACGCAACGGCACCGACACCCCGCGCACACCGACCCCACAACCACAAGCCAAAGCCGGCGAACCGGCCAAGGCCAACTAACCGGGAGGGGCGGCCATGCTGATCGATGACCGGGTGTACTGCGATTGCTGCGGCAACGACATGGGCAAGCTCATGGCGCTGCCCGCGCCGCAAAGCGACCTGCTGCCAGACCTCAGCCTGCCGCCCCATTTCGCCGTCTGCCCCGACTGCGAACCCCTCGAACAAGCCGCCGACCTCCTCGAGGCCGGTGCATGAATTTCCTCGCCTGTGACGGTGACTGGCTGCAAGGGGTCGATGGCTCGCCCATCTGCTCCGGACAACTGGTCGCCCTCACGGTCGAGGAAATGCAGGGCCTCTACGGCGCTGCACTCACCTGGGAACAGGTCACCGAGCTACAGGGCGAAGCCATCGTGTTGTTCGCCACCGTGTTCGGCTTCCTGGTCCTGAAAAAAGTCCTGAAACAGTGAGGTATCAAACCATGCAACACATCAAAACCCTGCGTCGCTCCCTGGGCGCCGCTGCTGCAACCGGCCTGCTGGCCGTTCAACAGGCCTATGCGGCTGTTCCGGCTGAAGCCACGGGCGCGCTGGATGAGGCTGGCACCGACGTTGGCACCATCGGCTGGGCCGTGTTCGCCGTCATCATCGCCGCCATGGCGTTCAAGTACATGCGCCGCGCGCTGTAACCGGAAACCGCGCACTGCATGTGCCGAAGCAAACAAACCCCGCTCCGGCGGGGTTTTCTCTTCCAGGGAAACGCCAATGAGCTACGAACTGTACGTCATGATCCTTTCCACCCTGGCGTTCTACCTCGTGTTTTTTGGGCGGGTGTGATGATGGCTAGGCAGCATTCCTTCTTGCGCGTGCTATGGGGCGTCTTGGTTGTAGGCATGAGCGGTCCAGCGTTTTCAGAGGATTACTACTGGTTCAGGAGCGGCTACACGGCGCAGTTCCCGACGCCTGCTGCCGTGTGTGAATTCTACAAGGGATCGTTTTCCATTCCCTCGTGGCGCCCCGGCGATACGCACATGACTAACGTCCTTGTCGACTGGTCCAATGACCGGACTACGGTTAAATGTCGAAATGCATCGCAACCCTCGGACACGAACGTAAACACCTACGTCATCAACCGTGGGGGTGATGCCTGTCCTGCGGGGCATACATACAACAGCACCACCGGTGCCTGTGAAGTTCAGACATGCGAACCGCCTAATATCGAGCTGGGCGGGGAATGCGTTGCGCCAGATCCCTGTGAATCAACCACGGGTGCATTGATCAGCCATCAACACAAAATCCGCGACTCGGTGCTCGGCTCTGAATCCTCTGAGCCGCCTCCGACGATCTGCGGCAATTCCTGCTCGTACTCGTTTAACTACGTCGTCAACAACATCTACGTCTTCACCAGCGGCGAGCCGCCGGGAGTTTTTGGCTCCTACCAATACAAGGGAACCGGAACCTCCTGCTCAGGTGATACGTATCAAGCGCCGGGAAGCCCGGGCGGAACAACCGACCCCGATACCACGCCCCCGCCAGATGACACCAACAATTGCCCGGACGGTTACACCTATAACGGCACCTTCTGTTCGCCCAATACGCCGCCACCGGACCCCACTGATCCAACCGATCCAACCGATCCAACCGATCCAACCGATCCGACTGATCCTGGCGACGGCGGGGACTCCGGTGGTGGCGGTAATAACGGCGGAGGCGGTGATGGTGGCAGCGGTGGCGACGGCTCCGGTGATGGCAATGGTGACGGTAACGGAGACGGGGATGATAACGGCTCCGGCGGTGGAGGTGGCTCAGGCGGCGAGGGTGACGGCGAAGGCAAAGATGAAGAGGAACAGCCGGAGTCCAGCGTAGGCGGCGAAGCCTGCGATGCCACGATTTCCTGCGAAGGCGATGCGGTTCAGTGCGCCATCCTCCGTCAGCAAAAAGCGTTGCGCTGCAACGCCGAGGAAATGACCGACTTCGAAAAACATCAATCGGCCATCGAGGCCGCCGTCCAGGGTGACAAGTTTCAGCTCGAAGAAGGCGGCGCGGCCATCGAACTGCCTTCCTTCATCAACCAAGGCACCCGCTTTCTGCCTGCCACATGCCCGGCTGCTGAAAGCTTCAGTCTGCGCATGAATGGTGGGCGCACCTTCGAAATCAGCTATGAGCCGCTATGCCGCGCCGCCAGTGACCTGAGCGGCCTGTTCGTGGCTATCGCTACCGTCCTGGCTGCCCTGTATGTGGGCCGCTCCGTAGGAGGCCAATAAATGCAGTATCTATTCCTTGTGCAATTGCTGGTGATCATCCTCGGCCCGCTGGTGAAAATGGTGCTGAAGATCCTCGGCTTTGGCTTCGTTACCTACATCGGCTTCAACATGATCATCGGCCAGGCGCAAACCTACCTCTTCGGCCTGATGGGTGATGTGGGGCCGGTGATCCAGGGCGTGCTCGGGTTGGCCAAGTTCGATGTGGTGGTGAACCTGTATTTCGCCGCGATCTCCACGCGCTTCATGCTGGCCGGAATCGACAAGGCCACCGACCGTCGCCGTGCTCAGGTCTGGCGCAAGCCGGGCGGCACCTCCATCGAAGCCTAAGGAGGCGCCGTCATGCTCGTTATCCGCACCGGCAAACCCGGCCACGGCAAGACCCTCAACACCATTCGCGAAGTGGACCAGACCGCCCACGCTCAAGGCCGTGTCGTCTACTTCCACAACATCAACGGCCTCAAGCCGGAACAGCTGCAAGCGCAGTGGTTCGCGTTCGAGGAGCCGGAAAAGTGGTTCGAGCTGCCGGCTGACTCGATCATCGTGGTCGATGAGGCCCAAGGCTGGTTTGGCGCACGTGATCCACGCGCCCGGCCACCGGAGCACATCACCCGCTTCGAGACCATGCGTCACCAAGGCCATGAAGTGCATCTGGTGACGCAAGACCCGCGCTATCTGGATGTGCACCTGCGCCGCCTGTGCAACAGCCATATTCACTACTGGCGAGTCTTCAAGTCCGCTCAACTGCTGCGCTTCGAGTCGGAAGTCGTGGTTGAAAAGGTCGAGGTCAAAAGCAGCTTCAAGGACGCCGACAAAAAGTCGCTGCGCCTGGATAAACGCTACTTCGGCGCCTACACCAGCACCAACGCCAAGCACCATTTCCAGACTAAGGTGCCGACCAAGTTCATCTTGGCCCTGTGCGTGATCATCGGCGCGGGCATCCTCGTCTACCGCGCCTATGAGCGCTACAACGCCGAGAAGGTCGCGCCGATTAGTAGTGGCGCGCCGGCGGGAAGCATGGTCGATCAGGTGCGCGACACCGTGGGCGCGTTTATCCGGCCCGCGGCGTCTGAGGGTCAGCAATCCGCTCCCCTGACCGTCGAGCAATATCTCGGCAGGCGCGTTCCGCGTGTGAAGGATCTCCCTGCATCCGCCCCGATTTACGACGGGCTGACCAGCCCGCAAACCTTTCCCAAACCGGTGTGCATTTCGACAACCGACAGTCGATTGCTGTCTCGCAATCACGCCCGAATGGAGATCGCGGTCAGTGAGGGAGCGGTGACGGGGTGTCGCTGCAACACCCAGCAAGGCACGCGCCTGGAGGTGTCGTTTCAGTTCTGCATGTCGGTGGTCCAGAACGGTTACTTCGACGACACCGAGCCGGACCGTGGCTCGACCCAAGATCCGAGAGGCCAGCAGCCGCAGCCCCTGTCTGCGCCGACCTACGAACCTGCCCAGCAACAGGCCAGAAGCAACTTCACCCGCGTTCCTTACGAAAAGGGGCGCTTCCTGTGGTGATGACCGTCAGCGCGTCACTGCACGCACGGCGAGGCACGAGCCGGCGTGCTCGCGCGCTGACGTCCCTGTAACACGTCAGATAAACCCAACTGAACAGTGTCGATTCGTTGCAATTTGGAGCAGTAGAAAATGACCGTTAAAGATCAAATTCGTGTTGACCGACAGTTCCAGGAATCGCCGACCGGGCGAGTGTTCTTCGATAGCCATACGGCAAAGCTGACTGACCTGTCGGGCGTTCGCTTGCTGCGTTGCGGCGTCGATACGGTTCGGCAGCTGTATCGTGGACTGATACGTCCGGAAATCATGGCGCTGTTCGAGAAACCGGGCGTCATGGTCGAGTTCGCTGGGGAATTCTGGCATGCCGGTCGGGTAGGGAGAGACTCAGGCTATCAATACAAGCTCCAGAACGCCGACCTCGGGTTCATCCTGCTCATCAAGAACTTCAACGCCAAGCTGGAGAACATCGGGCCTCACCTGAAAATCGAGGTGTCACCGCACGCCATCGACGCGCTGTCGCCTGAGCGTCTGCAGGAGCGCATGGATTATTACGCTGCAGCCGTGATGACCCATCGCGAACGCAACCAATGCGCCGTGCACCTCGCCCTGGATCTGCAAGGCTGGAAGCCTCCGGTGGATCTGGTGGCGCGCCTGCACTGTCGAGCACGGACACACCGGGATATCTCGGGCATCAACGAAATCAACTGGGCGACCAAGTCCAGCGTCTACGGGCGGGGCGAAACGTCCATGTTCGGCTCTGCCGGTGGCGTCCAGCTCTGCATCTACAACAAGACCGAACAGGCCCGCGCGACCGATAAGCTCGATTTCTGGGAAAGCGTCTGGCGTCGTCGTGATTCCTTCGATGCGACCGACCCGGATAACTACAACCCAGAGGCTGACGTGTGGCGCATCGAGCTGCGTTATCACCATTCGGTCATCCAGCAGTTCGCCAGCGGGTCGATCAGCGCTAAGACAGGTGAAGCCATCGAAACGGATTCCTTCGCAGCCTTCGCGGGCCATCTGGACGGTCTTTGGCGCTACGGGCTGTGCCAGTTCAAGTTGCTGCATCGGCCAGGGCAATACGAGCCGATCTGGACGCTCATCCGTGATGATGTTCGAGTCGATGTGCCGGTTGATTCCCTGGTGGATGAAACCGAGTACAAGCGGTACTACAAGACCTCGCGGGGCTTTTCGGGCAAGAACGTCGAGCTCTTCCTGGGAAACTTCGTAAGCCTGCTGGCACGGGAGCGAGTGGGCGCTAAAACCGCATTTGATCGACTGAAAGATTGGGAATGCTGGCCGGTCATTCGTGATCACTACGCCTCCAAGGACATGAGCGAGCGGGATCTATACAAGCACATCAAGAACCTGCTGCAAGAAAGGCATGTTCGATGGGGTAGGGCGGTCTGATGGCAATCGAGCAACTGCCTGATGGTCGCTGGAAAGTCGACGTTGAGCCGGTGAAAGGGCGTCGTTTTCGTAAGACGCTGAAGACCAAAGCTGAAGCGATGCGCTTCGAGGCGACCTGCCGATCCAGGTGCACCGAAACGCCTGATTGGGCACCCCGTCCAAAGGACAAGCGCAGGCTCTCCGAGCTGGTTGAACTGTGGTTCGATCTTCACGGCGTATCGCTCTCCGATGGCGTTCGGCGTGTGGCGATCCTACGGGCATGCGCAAAGGACATGGGCGACCCGGTAGCGCGCTTAGTCGACGGCGCCAAGATTGCCGGCATACGCGCCCGCTGGCTGGCTGCAGGGGTCACCGGCAAGACGGCAAACAACCGGCTCGGCTACCTCAAGGCGGTTTATAACGAGCTGCACAAGCTCGACGTGATCGACTATCCCTGCCCCTTCACCCGCATCCGCCCGGTCCGGTTGCAAGAGCGGTCCTTGGCCTACCTGACGAAACCGCAGATTGTCGAACTGCTCAATGCGCTCCAGGCGCGCACCACTTCTCCACATCCGTCTATGGTCGCCCGGATCTGTCTGGCGACTGGGGCAAGGTGGGGTGAGGCTCAAGCGCTGCGACCGGAGCGGATTCGAGGTAATGCCCTGGTGTTCGCCAATACGAAGTCCAAGCGGGTGCGGATGGTCCCGGTCACGCCGGAACTGGTGGCAGCGATCAGGAAGCATTGGCAAGCGCACGGGCCGTTCACCAACTGCATCGGTGTGTTTCGCATGGTGCTTCTCTCGACCTCGATCAAGCCACCACGCGGGCAGGCAAGCCATATCTTGCGCCACACCTTCGCGGCTCACTTCATCATGGGCGGTGGGCATATCGTGACGCTGAAAGAGATCCTGGGTCATGCGTCGCTGAATATGACGATGCGGTACGCGCATTTGGCTCCCGAGCACCTGCATGATGCGATCAGGCTCGGGCCGATGGCGGATCTCTCAACCCCGGCCATCGGTCAGTAA